GTTCAAGAAAAGCAGAACGGGAGTCGTACCCTCACCACGTGGTTCATTACGCCACGTGGGCCCACACCCTCCTTAGCTTTAGAGGGTGTCTCAATGCTGCCCTACCTAGTCTCACTTCACGTGAAACTGGAGGTTTGGAAACTTCAGTATAATACTGAAGTAGCATTGAGTTTCTATCGACTGGCAATCGGGAAGCCCCGCCTTTCGGCAGGGTAACACGATACTCGACAACCTGAAGGGATGAGTTCCACCTCTTTACTAGAGGACGGTTCTCAAACCAACGGAAGTCGTACCATCCGATAGCGCCCGAGCCTGGCTCGACAGAAGGAAAGGAGAATCTCCCTAACTTCTCGACTGAGTTTCTTTGATACTGAGCAGTCTTAAACCAACCTCTCATAAAGAAGTTGTTATGACTGTCCAGACAACTGAGAACAGACTCAGGCTTGGACACAGACGGCTGGGACAGAAGACAGACCTTAGTCACACAGTGACCTTGGAAAGCTTCTACACCACAAGACTCTCTAAACTTCCCAGTTAAGAAAGTCTTAGTGTGGTTCACCTTGAAACCAAGGCGGTCCAATTCAGCCGTTACGTCGGCCGAGACGTCTGTGGGGACGATAATATCGTCTCCAAAGACGCGGACCTCCCCTATCAGTTTCTTGATAGACGTGAAGGTTGCCCGCTGGTTGCGCTTATTAAGCGTAACACCGCAAGCAATCATCAGGAATACCAATGACTGTACGGGAAAGGTTAACGCCGATCCCATTGTCGAGAATTTCCGTAACCGTGAAAAGTTCGGAGACTTTCGATCAATGTCTTGCCGGATCCATCGGGTCCTGACTGCATAAAAGCAATCAAGTAACGATGGGGAAGCCCTAAAGGCTCTCTCAACGACCCAGCAGGAAAGTCTATCAGACGCAGACGACAAATCAATTGTCGCGAGCGCCCCAGACTTGGAAGCTTCCAGAGCCAATTGACCATTCTTAGATTGATCATCAAAACTGATGAACTCCCTTATGAAGGTTGATTGGACTCGAGACACGAGGAAGTCCAAAACGGACTGCTGACACCATTGATGCGAAGTCGGTTCAGAGGCAATTAACCTCGGGGCCGAGTAGCTCTTTGGGACAGCAATAAGTTTGGCAGGAGGCTCATGGTCTATTGCTAGGTCATGAGAATCCTGCTCGTGCGACACACAGCTAACCCAGTGCTCGTAACTGCTAAAAGCAGTACTAGCATAGGGAAACTGTGCCTCGAGCTTAGGTGACCAGTTAGGGAATGAGTACTTGTACTCACCCCCCCGCAGGTCAGCTACGGCTCCAGGTCCGTGTCGAGACTTCCATTCGGACGGGTTGAATCGCCCGATGGACGAGGTAAGGCAGTCGGCGACACCTTGAATGGTGTCGAGGACTGACTCGCCAAGGCCATTGGAAGTGAGGGGTCCACGGTTTGGTGCATTAACTGCAAATCCAAAGAGTGGGCCTGGCTCAGGGTCAATGTAATCTCCAAACTGAAGATTACGAGAACCACTAGAGTCAAAATCGCCAACATCCCATTGTAGGGAAGGTTGGACGATTTCCGCATCGGTCGTGAAGAACTCATTGACTTGTTTCCATGTCTTTGAGTCAGGACAGGTAATCCTAAAACGCTTAGCAGCAAAACAAAGCTGCCTAACGTCACGGATAGCCTGAACATCAGGATCCGATCTCAACTCTCCAAAATCGTCAAATACGCGTAGGAGTAGTCCTTTGAATAGTCTTGGGATTACCCTCTTTGACCGGTACCCACGAAGGTGAGGTAAACCAGACAAAGTTAGGCGTTCCTTTGATAGGCATTTATCAAGATGCTTACCAAAAGAGGGCAGGGTGTCAAAAAGAAAATTGACACCGTGCTCTTTGACGGCGATGAGCAAGCGCTTGTAATCGCGCTCACTATCGACACGGAGACTCGGACAACGCATCACGATGTCAGAAAACATCGCGCTGTATAGTCCAAGGAGATAACCTTCGTAGCTCTTAGAACTCATCATAGGACAACTCCTATTAGGGTTTCTACGAGCTCGGAGCTGCTTCTGACTACGCCATAGCACCGCGAGGTGCTGTAGGACCTGCCTGACCAGCTAGCGAGAGGGGATTAGCTTTCCCACCCGAGGAGCTTCGCAGCGATGCCACCAGCCTTTACCATGTAAAAGCTCATGGCTTCACTGACATCAATGATGTCAGCCGATACACCTGCAGGATCAGTTCTGATCGTGTAGATGCATTCGGTAAGCGAACCAAGAGGGATTAGTGAAGTAGGCTTCACTTGCCTAGAGAAAGTCACAGTGTGACGATCAAAGGGTTGTGTACCAGCCTTCACGTTGTCACGGCTATGCCGCACTTTCGCGCGGTAAGTCGTAGCACCTTCGTCCAAAAAGTATTCG